TTGTATCCAAATTACACTCAACATTTTCTTCTTTTTCACAATGAATTGAAGTACATAAATGATTTGACCACTCTTTAGCTAAAAGCATCTGCCACTTACCAACCGACACAGAAGAAGAAGAAGAAGATCTCTCACCAGGAAACCCTTCTTTAATTTCGTCTTCAACTGGCACACCAGCAGTTTCAACACGATCAATCATCTCATCAGCAACATCTTGCACTTGTTCAACAAAATCAGCACCAGCCAATTCCTGTACTTCACCATCCTTATCGACTGCTCGAAAAAGATGATTCAATAATTTATAGGAACCTACTATACCCTTTATATATTGACAAAAAGAAACAAGTTTTTTCCACATAAGCATACTTTTGTCCCAACCCATATTATAAATCATGGGTAGAATAACAATAATCGCAGCAGTATCAAAAACCTTAAAAATAATACTTTCAGTTAATTGCATACCCTCTTTCTTTGTTTTAAGTCGAAAAATCATATTTCGAACTAAACAATAAACTGCAGCAGCAATATTAGCATATGCAACCCAAGAGAAAACTGTTGTAACCTTCTCTTTGACCACATTAGCTTTTTCCTCAATATTATTAAATTTCTCAGATGCTTGCAAAACTTTCTGTTCAATGTGCTGAAAACGTCCATTTAAATTTAAAGCATAATTATTAAAATCATTACTAGCTTTCTCTTTCAATTGCTTAAATATATAATATGCATAAAGCATTAAAGAAATCAAAGCTATAATAAAAAACAAAACAATTATCACAAAAGGACGAACCCCATCATCATTTAATGGCATTCCTCTAACAGGAAGAAGAAAAGTAAAGTACTCAGTAGCCACAATCAAGAAAATCATTAAAATAAAACGCAACATTTTCTTAATTCTCCCGAAACGTGTAAGACCAGAGAAAAATCTTTCTGTCATAACAACAAAAACCTCATCTCTTGAATATTTTCCTTTAACATATTCTTTAAATGCTTGTCTTGATTCAGAGAAAGTAGTCTCCGCAAAACACATAATACAACACAATAATAAATAAAGTTGTTCATACCGAGAAAAAATTTTAGAATACAATCGATTACACACAATTGGACGACCAAGCTGACCAATATCATCATAAAAGACAGGTTCCCATGCCTCTCCAATAATACCAGTTGACATCTTATGTTCAGACTTACGCAAATCCAAACCTTGTTTCTTACTTTTGGAAACTTCATCATCACTAAGGGTATCAAAATTTGTAGTTGAAATATCACCACTGGCATACTCAATAATACAACCAGCAATAGCATGTTCAAGAAACACATCATCAACAACATCTTTATCCTTATCAGAAGAAACTGCTTCTAATACCAAAGCACCATCGGAATCAATAGATAACTCACAAGTACAAGATATTTCACTAAAAACAGAATGAGTCTTGCTAACATCAAAATATATATCTAACAAATTAGCACGCTCTTCCTTCTCAGCCTCCTCCATGTCATTAATAGCTTCCCAATAAAAATCAATCAAGATTTGGATCTCACTCAAAAAATTAACTACATTAACAACCCAACCATCAC